GTCATTGGTGCAATTGTCATTATTGATGTTTTAACATCTGATATTGCAGTGCCATCAGGTATTATTGTGCTTTCGTCATCTTTTACAAAGTAAACAGTGACAAATCCTGCGTTATCTTTGTTATATGTTCCGCTTGTTGTGCTTTGAGTTGCTCTCATTACAAATACTCTCGTAACACCACCTATTTTAAACGCTTGTCGTCTTATTGCTTCTTCGTTGAATTGTGCAACTGGATTTTGCCATGCGTCTATCACTCTTGCTCTATAGCTATCTGTTGTTTCTTGATCAGAACCACCTGACAAGCTATCTAAAGTAACATATGCGCTATTATTCACACCGCTTATTGTTGTTTGTAATTGAAGTTTACCCCCGCTTGATACATTGGTATTTGATCCGCTTTGGTCGCATTGAACTTTTATTGTTGCAACATTAAATGCAGCCGCTATTGTCGTTGCAGTTGTCGCAGGGCTTGTTGTGGTAGGATCAACTGAATAAGTTGCTTCTAGTGTGTTTGTTACTGTTACTGTGTGCGTACCATTGTAAGCTGTTTCATTTGCACCAGATACAGTTATTTGTACACCAGTTGCCAAACCATGATTATTCGCAAAAGTAATTGTAGCAATGCCGCCAGATTGAGTTATCTGTGAAACTACAACGTTATTTGCAGATAAAACACCATCTGCTAGCGTTTGAAATGTAAAATCTGAAAATGACAAATTTGTGCCACTTGGAATCTGTGTTCCCGCTGTGCTACCACTGAAAACAACATTACCACTTGATGACGTTGGCAAAGTTTGCTCAATGTTCTGCAGTTCTGCAAAGTAGTCTAAAAATGTTCCTGTTGCTGTTTGTGGAAAAAATTGCTTTTGCTGCTCTTCAACAAGCTTATAAACGTCAAAATTTCTATATCCATAGGCTGTCACAAGCGCATTTAATAAACTATTTTTTAAAAATGGGTTAGCAGTTGGCAGCTCGTTTTGCACGTCTGCTTTTAGTCTGTTAACTACTTCTTGTGCATTGCTTGGAAAGTCTACAGCCATTTAAAATGCTCCTTGTGTGTTTTGCCACAACTCGTAAGAGTAAGATGTTTTACTGTTATCAAGTAATACGCCCACTATGTTTATTGTAACATTGCTGCTACTTATTGTAGCTGACGTTATGACATTTTTTAAATAACCGTCGTCAATAAACCACTGAAGAGCATCATTTGTGTATGTGATTGCTAGATTACGCGTATTGTAATTAATTCTAGCTTGATCTAATAGCCAAAGCTTTGATCCATGTTTGAAACCATCATCTGCTGTTATCTCGTCACCTATCCATCCCCTGCGCCTAACAGGGTCTGATTGTTCTGCTTCTGTGACTCTTTTATCAGTAAAAAGGCTCATTGTTAGCGATGTCTCTAAACCTGTTACTGTCTCAAAGTCTCCAGTGTTTGAAAAATCAATATCATAGAAAAGTGCATCATTTTTTTTACTTAGAGCAATATCAACAATATTTGCCATGTTTCCCGCCTGTATTTTTTAACTGTATATATTTTAGCACCAACTCTTAACTTTTGGTAATTGTTCAACTTGTAAGTAATGCTTACAAGTTACTTATTTTTTAGTTCTTCGGAGGATCAGAGTCACCACTTGGTGTACTGTGCCTATGCGTACTTAGGTTAATTCCACCAGTTGTTGTTAATGATCCAACGCTTGAAATATTTTGACCACCCATGTTAATGCCGCTTGTCATGTTTGCAGCACCACCGCCACTTCCTGAATAGCTTGGCGCCTGTATTGGTACGCTTGACGTCAGTAAGCTGCTAGTTAAAACAACAGTTGCACCACCGACTTGCAAAGTAATTTTACTTGGGCTTGTGATTTTAACTTCACCTTGTGAATTAACTTCAACATTCCCTGTTATGTTGCTAGTCATCTTTCCGCTTGCGGTTATTGTTATATCTTGCGCTATGTTCTCAAACAAATTACCAACGCTCGTTATCGTTATATCACCGCTTGATTGGTAGTAAGTATTACTTGTGGTGATAAAGTTACCTGTTTTTACTTCACCAGACTGTAGATTTTTAAATCTTAATTTTTGATTAACAGGAATGCCAGCAACATTGGCGTTAGAGTCATTTATATTAAAAGTTAATACTTGCGATGTATCAACAGGTGCATTTGCGCTAAAACCGTAAGGATAAGCCGCATATACAGGGTACTGTTTATCGTTTTTGGATACTGTGACTATATGCCTGTCTCCACTGTCATCGGTCGGTAGCGAAACATAGCCAAGTCTTACCATGTTTTTAAGTCTGTTTAATATTTTCTCAAACATTTCCAGTCCCGTAAAATTTATTGCTAAGTATAGTGTCTTCAATCTGTAAAGTGTACGCGTTGCGATTGACTAACGTTATATCTAGCGTATTACCTGATTCATTCATTGAGTAAACAAGTGTCTCAATAAGCATTATCTCATCAATCCCGCATATTTGATCATTTACATTTATCAACTGGTTTATTTTTAACGGCTTAACCAGTGACGGCGTATCTAAAAAGCTATTGATATTTGTAGGCTCTAGCTTCTGCTCGAAAGTGTGACCGTTTAATGTCACGCTATACTTTCTAGCATTTGCTTGCGCTGTTTGCATTTTCCACGCTACGCGATCTTTTAGCTTTGCTAGCGTGTAAATTTCGTTATCAATATCAATATAAGTTCTTCCGACTCTGACACTATCATCAGCTTGTGACGTGTAAACAATAGTTGATTGCTCTGCTGATGTAGCTCCTTGGTCAAACACATCGACAAAATTAGGATTGCAGCGATATTGATATGTATTAAAAAGCTGTGATACGTTGTAATTTACAGTTGCTTTATAAATATTATTTTTAACATCAACACCTTTAAAGTTAATAATATCATATCCAGATATTTCACTGCCTGAGTTGGTCAAAACGATGTCACCATTTTCATCAGTCGTCAAAACAATAAATTGCTTTTGCGCGTATAAATTTAAAAAATCATAAAGACTTTGACCATCACCGCTTATCTGAAAATCTGTTCTAGAAAATGCGTTCGTTGCAGTTGTGCTATTGTCCACTACATTAATGACATTCGTTGACGGTATAGAGAACCCAGCAACTTTAAAAGCTTGTGTTATCAAATCAAGATACGTTTTTGTTTCAGTATTAACAAAGCTTGTTGATATTCTTGTATCTACAACATCGCACGTTTTCTCACGCCCTGAGATAACGACGCTATAACTATCTGCGCTATAACTAACATCTAACACTTCAACATATCCTGTCATGATCTTGACTTCATCAGCATAAATCTCAACTAAATCAAACAGTTTTATATCTTGAGTAATAAGCGTTATATTATCACCGCCGCTTGTTGAGAACTCAAAACTACCGCATAGTGCAGCCATTGTTTTAGTCGCTCTAGCTGTTGTAAAACCTGAGTAAACTGTGCCATTAATTCGTAGTTGCAGCATTAGTTAGCACCTTTATTGTTCCAGTTATGTTTGTTACATCTGTCGAGTTGTTTAAATCTCTCAAACTATCTTGCTGTGTTGAATCTTCATATAAACTATAAGCTAATAATGATAACGCTGTCCTTCCTTGAACTTCAAACTCAGATACACGCAAAGTGGTATCACGCTTTGACTCAAAAACTTGATTTGCAAGCTGTCTAAGCTCTGCAAAGTCATTATATACAGTGTCGCCAATGCTACCACGCAAAACATTGAATTGATCTTCTAAATCAATAATCGCTTGATCAAGATCATCAGTGTTTGCATAGTCAACTTGAACAGCTAGCTCATATTGCTTAGCCAGTGATGATTGCTTTACTGTGTCGCTTATTAAATCAGCATTGGTTTTAATTTCTGTTTCTTGTGCTGTGATTGGATTCTCTGGCACCCTCACGAAAGGGCTTAAATTTTCAATTGCAAAGCCACTTTGGTCGGTTGTTGGCACACCAGAACCAAAAGAGTTTAACGCATCGCCAAATTGGTTAAAACGCTTCAACCCTGCAATTGCTGTATTGATATTATTCGTAAATCCATCAATTCCTGTGATGTCGTCAATAATTGTACCGAATAGTGAACTTGGATTATTTAAAAGAGTATTAACTTGATCTATATCGTTTTCAACGTCTTTTACAAAATTAACAGCATCATTGACCTCATCAGCGATAGGTTTTACTACTTTTTGAATTTGATTCATTGTGTTTGTGTACATGTCTTTGGCAGACTGATACGCATCTTTAAACTTTTTCGTTAAGCTAAACTTACTAGCACTGTCATCTTTTAATTTACTTGTAACAACTGCTGATTGATCAGCTACAGTCTTAGGAGTTACTTTCTGATTTGTCTTGGGTAAAGGTTTATTGATTGACTCACTGACTTGTGTTGCTGTGAATGTAATCTCACCAATTCCAAGTTGGTTAATACTTTCTTTTATCGAGTAAATACCAGTAGTTACTTTGATTTCACCATAAAACGGATGTGTTAGCGTATGTTGTCCGTCACTTTCAAGTACTTTTAGCAATGCATCACGATTACTAAAGTAATTTTGATTCGTGTTCGGGTTGTTTTGAACATATCCAGTCACTTCAAATTTTCTAAGATAGCGACCCAAGTCCTGAACCTGTCGCCTGTTTGTTGAGATAAACTCAAACTCTGCCTGTCTGCGTCCGCCCTTGGTGCTTGAGTTTGAAACTAAAAACTTAACACCGTCTAGGCTTGCTTCGTATAGTTCTTGCGATAAATCCATCAGTATGCACCTCTAAACGTATTAAACCCAAGTGCGCTCATGTCAAAAAACGTATTTTTGCTATCGTCTTTTTGCTTGATTGCGTTTATTTTTGCGTCCTTGCCCTCAAATTCTATTTTTACGTGTGATTTGTTTATATTCTCAGCGTTAGCAAGTCCAGTTGATTGATTAACTAATGAACTAATAAAGCTTTGTGCTTTTAATGATGTTAAATCAGCGTTATTTGCAGATAGTAAGCCTTTAGCAATAGGCGTTTTATCAATCTGCTTTAGATTCCTTGTTGCGTCACCCGCAACATATGGAATGATTACCGATGCTGCTATGTCAACTAAAGGATTTGCCGCCGTTGCTGTAGCCAATGATGCACCAATTTTTCTACCAACACCTGAAGTAGCAACTTTTGAAGCAACTGGCTTTATGAATTCCTCAGCTTTTTTAGCTGCACCGAGTCCAAATGTCGCAGCAACTTTGACAATCTTAGTCATAAACCCAAATATCTTTCCAAGGAATTTCCATAATGTCTTGAATGGACTTACAAAAGCTTTTGCAGCATTTACTAGTATTTCCATTATAGTGCCTGTTCCCATGAAAACTCTGCCAATACCAACGGCTATCTGCTTAATTGCTCTTAGTTTTCCAATGAATAACGCACCAAATATTACAAGTGAGCTAATCCCGATCGTTGTCGGCATATTGTCTTTCATCCAACGCATACCTTTTGCAATACCTGATAGAACGAAAGACGTAAGTTTTAATGCTGGCAATAGCATATTACCGATAGACTCACCAATTGAAGATAGACTATCTTTAATTGATGACCAGCTTTTAGAAATTTCACCCATTGGTAAAGATGCTGCACGCTCTGCGAATCCAGTTACTTTGTCATGAGCCATTTTTGCTTGAAGTAATTCAAAAAATACTTTTTTTGTTACTTGACCAGATTCTATATAAGCGTCTAGAGCTTTTTGACCTCCTAGCGTTGAAATATCGAAATTCATCTTTTTAGCAAGTTCTTGTCTTAAATCTAAGTGCTTGTCTTTTAGAATCTGGAATGCTTCAGCACCCGCTCTACCTTTAAATTGAACATCGCCAAATATTCTAGCTAGTTCTTTTGTGTCACCGCCTGCGAAAGCTGCAATATCAGTTGTTTGCTTTAACCTCATCATCGCCTCAGGTGTTTTCATGCCAACATCTAAGAAACTATGCAAACCGCTTGATAGTCCTTCTACGCTTTGACCAGTTGCAATTGATGTTTCTCGCAACTGATTAACTACATCACGTGCTTTTTTAGCGCCACCCACAAAAGGCGCTAATCTCATTTGCTCTAGCTGAATATCTGAACCCTCTTTGACTGCATACCCTGCTGCTGCTGCTGCACCCATTCTAACGCCTAAGTCACCGTAACCCTTTGGCTTCATGTGAGAAAACATATTTCCGATCTTACCCGATGCAACCGATGCTGTGTTTCCGATATTCTGAAGCATACGATTAAATGCGCTTGGCTGACGTGTTTTTAAGCTTGATGACATCTTACCCATTGAAGCGCTTGCTTTATCTGCTTTTTTTCTTACGTCATTTAAACTTGAAGAAACGTTACGCGCTCCCTCGTTTGTGTTCTTAAAAACACCCCCTGACCCAGAGGTTTTTTTATTTAAATCATCAAAGTTTTTTCTAATCTTTTTTAGTACGCCAGAAAATTTATCAATTGCAGTAATGTTGTATGAAATCTTAAAAGCCATTTTATTGTCCTTTTAAATGCACTGCTTAGATTTTAGCACAATATATAATTAATAGCCTTTTTGTATTTAATAGAAAAATTTGCCATGGCAAAATAGTGATAATAGTGAGTTATTTTTTTAGAATTTGCCATGGCAAAAAATTAAAACTTTGTCTGTTTGATCATCTCTTTAGCTATTCTGTTCGCATGATCAACAGCATTTGCAAGCTCATGTATCGGCATATTGCATGCCTCAGAATAGCTAATACCCCCCTTATAAAAATATATCGTATTAAATATAAGTTGATCTAGCTCGCTTTTTTCAACGAGCCAACGATAAAAACATTTATGTATTCTCCTAGAGCATTCTCAATGTCACCCATAGAAAGCTTATCATATAGCAATTGATTCATTTCTATGGTGTTATCAAATAACGCTGTCTTTGGTGTAAACAAAATGCCTTTAAATGCCTCAAAAATCTTGTCGGTGTCTATATCTGACATCATCAAAAGCATAATCACTTGTTCTGCTGTTATATCACTACTTGATTCGCTTTCGCTTGATTCTTTTTTATCGCTATCTTGTTCTGCTGTTATATCACTACTTGATTCGCTTTCGCTTGATTCTTTTTTATCGCTATCTTGTGATTGCTCAGACTTCATAAAAGATTTAATAATCGCAGATTTAAGCACAACGTAATGCTTTTGGTGTTTGCTTGTAGGTGCTTTTATTACTAACTCTCTGTAGTAATTCTCGCTACCTGAAACCGTCAAGCAAACTGGGTTTTCTAAGCTTACAATAATTTCATCTTGCATAATAATCTTTACCTTTACGTTGTTGTTATTTAATTAAAAAATTTGCCATGGCAAAATCGAGCAAAACATGAAGGAAAACAAAAATTTTGTCATGGCAAAAAGTGGCTGCGTATTATACAGCAGTTTGCCCTTTAAACTCTAAACTAACTTTACCATCGCTTGATAGCTCAACTTCATATTGATTAGTTAACGCACAACCAACAAAAGTCCTTGTGATTGACTTCCCAGTGATTGAGTCTTTACCAGTTAGTGTTATCGTATTTTTGTTAAAATTGTTTTTCCAACCCCTAATTGCTTCTACATTTTCAACAGTCGGTAGCATGTCAAAGCTAACCATGCTTATTTTTTGCTCGATATTGTCGCAGTAAACTTGGATGACATTTCCGCCACCAGTTGATTGTACTTTTAAATCCTGCTCGCCTAAACCCTCTTGGAATTTAACAGTATTTGCAGCAACAGGGATTGGGTTGTTATTAATGTTTATACTTGGGTTATTTATTATCGTTGCCATGCTTTAAGCTCCTTAGATGTCAAATTGTAACTGGAATGTGCTTACAATGTCGCGCAACTGTGTGACTATTGGCACGCGCTGCAACACTGTCGCTTTACCGTTTGCAAGGTCAACCGTAACACTTAGGTTTGCTTTATAATAAGCAAGTGCCGCTTCTCCTGCTTGTGTCAAAACGTACTCTTGACCGCTTAGCGTTGTGTAGTAACCGACAAACTTTGCACTTATAGACTCAGCATTATTAATGTTTCTAAATGGCACTAGATCGCCATCTGTTAAACGTGATTGCGCAAAGTCTGCTTTTGCATTGTTGAACATAAATTCACGTGCATTGCTTGAAGTGTCAACATAGTTTAAATATTTGAAGCTCACATCTGGATTGCCAGCATTATCTGTCTTGTAAGTTGTGACAACTTCACCAAGTATTACCTCATTATCAGAAACATTGTTACCAAACACTGTGATACCTGCATCATTCAACTGATCAATTTGTGTGGCTGTAAATCCAAGTGAACTATCAGCAACTAAAATGTTTGTCATAGGCGTATTTGAGTAAGGCAAACTTGCCAACGCTGCACCGCCAAACACATCAAGTGCCCCACCTGAACCTATGACAATTCTTGAAATATCTGCATCTTCAGTTAAGCGCAACGATCTAACCGCTGCAACCATTGAAGACTTAATATAATCAGATTCGACAAATAATGAACCTTTTTGTAAATCGTTGCTTACTGAAGCATCTCCAATAATAACTAGTGATTGGCTATTGTGCGCATTCCCAAGCGTTTCTAAATTTGTTAAGTTATCAGTTGAAGCAACGAATGCAACCCCATCAAGTACGTTATTTGTAACATTGAAGCGTGGATCCAAAAAGTCTTTTAAATACGTTACACCGTACGCAAATGGGCTAACAATCGATTGATAACGAATATTCCCGACAACATTAAAAACAGTAGTGGTTGCAGGGTCAGTTGCACCGCCAGTAAATGCTGTCGTTGTCACTGTAACGCCCGCTACTGAACCATCAATTTTAGATGTAAAGCTATTTGCTTCTGTTCCGCCATTTTCTGCTGTTAGTGTTACAACACCAGTAACATTTGCGGCAGTAACAGGGATATTTGCATTTGCTGTAATTGCAGTTACTAGCTTATCGCCGATTGTTGTCGGTGTGTCTGTTGTAACAATAGCAATTGGAAAAGTGTAATCTTTCTCACTTACGATAGATACGTTAATAGTACCCGCTGCCGTTGGTGTTCCTGTAAAAGTGATCGTAGCTGTAGCTTTTACAGCTGAACCATCATCATCTAAAGCAATAGCGTCAAAAATAGTTACACCATTTTCTTTTCTAGCTGCACGAATCATACCAGCAAGCATTGATCTTGCGCCAAAAAGCGTATCCCAGCTATTATCATTTTGAATGTTTTTAATCAGTTGTCCTGCTGTTGCAGTACCGCCTGATAACTTTTGACCAACAAACAACACCCTTTGCGGTTTATTGCTGATTGTTGTCTGTGCTGGCACTATGCTTATTGATACCTTTGGTCTTGAAATTGTAGTCATTATTCACTCCTTGGCTTTTTAACTGTTGATAGTATAGCAACTAATCACATTAAAGCATAAAATTACAACGGCTCATCATCTAAATTTATTTGATCATTGGTTAGATTTTCACCAAAGATATTTAAAATTCTCATATCTAAGTCTCTAAATGCGCGTGTTGATCCAAAATAGCCAACGTCAAAATTAGTTATTTGAGAAACTTGCTGCCATTTGTACTGGTGTACATAATAAGCTTCACTATAAGCAGTTATACCATCACTTACTGGCACAACATTGCTCACTGGTGATGAACCCGCCAAACCATTATCAAACTTTGCATTGATCAATGTTTTGTAAAGTGCCGCGCGTAATACTTCTGCTTTGTCTCTAGCATCGCGCCCTGTGATCTTATCACTTGACGGTATAAAAACGTAAGTCGTAAATTCTGCTAACTGCTCCATATTCCATGCGTTTTGATTTCCTTGGTTTTGTAAGGCATCTAGTGGCGCACCTCGGCTTTTACCCATTGTTACGTCATCTAGCACAACAAATAGCCAAGGCTCAATTGGTGTCTGTGACTCGTAAGCATCCGTTAAACGCTCGATGTTCGTAGCACCTGATACGTTTATACCCGTGCTAACTGTCAAGTTACTAGCGTCAATATTGGTATATGGGTTGCCGGTAACTGTTACCCTTATTTCTGTCGTACTTAAAACTGTAATTGTATGAACGCCATTTATAGGATTATCCTCAATGTTCTCAAGCAAGTAAACAGTACCAAATGGCGTGGTCTGTGACCCAAGGGTGTAGCTATAGTGGAAAGTTCGCCTATTCGGTACTGTCAACAACATAAACGTGCCATTTACTGCACTTACGGTGCTGTTTGCAAGCGTTATTGTGTTTTGCCAATTCTCAGTTAAATCATGATCTGTTACTGTTGTCGCTGTCGCTGTGTTATTAGCATTAAAAGTTAGCGTGTCAATCTCAGTATTAACAAGCACATTGCTTATGGATATTTGATCACCGGTTGTTAAGTTATGCGCGGCAGTAAATGTAATATCAATATCATTACCTGCAATACTCACACTTTGAACAGCAAGTTGAGTGCTGAAAAGCGTTGAATAACGCGGCAAGAAAGTAGCAATGTGTTTTATTATATCTGAGCAAAGCATTCTATCGCCTTAAATAGTCTTTCAAAAAATCCTCAACATCTACATTATACATTATTTGGTCGAAAATAGCATTTCCTGCAATTGCACCATATTTTGCAAAACACATTTTCTTTAGCTTCGCAGAAAGTAACTGATTGCGCTTATTGAGTATTTGATTCTCATGGCTTGCAATTATGTAAAATAGCAAAAACTCGCTAATATGATTGTCACTGTACTTGTTGTCATCGTAATCGATCATTTTGCACACTCCGTTTTTTTTGAGTGTAGTAAATGTTTTCATATCTGCAACACAACCGTTTCAGCTAGCAAAGCTGTTTTTATATCAGCGTAAGATTCAGAAACAGCAAGTTGCTCATGGTCAAACTTTCTAACTCCGTCTTGCAAATAGCCGTAGCTCGGAGTCAAGTAAAGACACGTGCCGCCTGTTATTTCTTCGCAATAGACAATGCTCATCTTACTAACAACCATTTTGACACTGTCGCTTAGTCTTTTTACTTCTAAAAACATATTTCAAACCTGATTTTGTTTTTTATAATTATAACTCAAGCAACACCTATAATCGATTTTTTCAAGTTTTCAAAATGCTTTCTACTTGATTCGCTATGTATTTCTTTTGGCGCTGTGTTAGCTTGTATGTACTTGAAACGTTCCTTGCAATTCTCTCTGGCCTCAGCTTTCATTGCTTCGGATTTTTCATCTAAGTCATATTTAACTCTAGCGTTTTTGTGTATCATGTATTTGTTGTTTGCTAGTTGTGTTTCAATACAGCGCATGAATTTTGTGAAGTTGTAAAAACCTTTGAAGCAGGTTCTGTCCATCCATTCAGCTTGTATTGATTTAACTGTCTCGTGCTTGTTTGTGCATTTTGCTTCAAGCAAGTCAACTAGCGCAACAATAGCAGAACCTTGTGCTTTACTTGTCCGCCACTGTCTTTTTTGATCTGCTCGTGCTATTTTCATATCAACGCTTTGCTTTGTCTCGTTGTGAACTCGTACGTTTTTGGTTACTTGCGTTTTGAGCGCTGTTTCAGCGTCTTTTTTTGTTTCAGCGTGTGTTTGTGTGTTTTTGACATTATCGTTTCTTGATGGTGATTCTATGGCGCTAGAATTATCTAAAACAAAATCATCAAAAAGGTTAGCTGCAATATCTGAGATTTTTTTTGATTTAGTCTTTTCTTGTTCGGCTAAAAACTCTAAGTCTTTATATTCTTCTTCAGCTTGATAGTCATCTTCACAAAACTCAAAATTTGGGAAAGCTTCAAATTCTTCACAATCAGAAAAAGAAAAAGCAGAAAAAGAAGCCGAAGGCTCAGTAGCCATTTCACCTTCGCGAGCGCACGCGTTAGACAAGTCTTTAGAACTGCTAAGCTTTTCTTGATGATTTATATTGGTGGTTATACATGATGGTTTGGGGTCGTTTTCCGCCCTACCCCCTAGGTCGTTTTCCGCCCTAGTGATTTTTTTACCTCCATCTGGCGGGTTGTCGTTTGTCATTCTAACATTAATCATGTAACAATTTTGAAACTTGAAGTATCTTGGCGCTATATGATCTTTATCTACTTTTGATATAAAGTTTTTCTCTATTAAAAATCTTATTGAATCTTTTATAGCAGTTCTTGAGCAAGAACATTTTCTCTCCAAAGTCGTAAAACTAGGATAAGCAACATTCTCATCGTTTGCATAATCTGCCAATGCAATCAAAACCAATTTTGCAGAACTCTTTTTTATTTCTTGATTAAAAGCCCAATTAATAGCGTTTATACTCATTCACCAATCTCCGATTGTTTTTTATTTTCTATGCATGAACAAGAAATATTGACATATTGCAAAAATAATTTAATATTTCACTTGTTCTTGAGCAGCGCAACGCTGCCGTTTGTCCCCCGCTTAAATTGAAACCTCAAGCGGGGGGTTTCCCAGTAGTTTAATCCCTTCTAAAACAAATTGCCAAGTGATTAGTCCGTTTTCAATGATCATTTTTTTTGATCATTAACCAATATTGATAAATTAAAATCATCATAAAAACTATTAACGATTAAAAATATTGATCATTAAATTTAAGTAATAATTTTTTTTCATCATTAAAAAATCTTATTAAAAAATATAAATCGATAAGTTTTTACTATCTATAGTGACCAGTTTAATTTCCTTTCGGCTTTTAACTTTTTGATACGCTCCTTAATCGAGTCAATAATGCTTTTGCTTAAATCAATTTGCGTCATTATTGATAGTTTTGATATATCGCTACTCTCACAATCTTTTAATTTTAATACTTTACTAATAGCTAATTGGATTACTCTTATTTCATGTGTGTACATGTCATAGCCAACAACATACCCGCCATTGACGCAATGCTTGCATACTGGGCAAATATTATTGTCACCATTGCAGCAGTAATTGCACTCTGTGAACTCGACTATGTTTAAACAATTATCGCACCTACATTTTTGCATCTAACACACGCTTGTTTTTTAAAATTGCATTTACAGCCTCTTCATGATCTATTGTTATAAATTTATTATCTTTTAAGTTGTCAAAATCAAAATCACTTATGATCTCTTTAACTATAGTTGACGATACTAGAACTTCTCCAGTACATCTTATTTTACGTTTAGTAACTAGCTTAAATTCATTATCGTAATAATTAACTTGATAAGCATCTATATATAAAGATGTTCTCAAATATGGAAAACCTGTTTCAGAAACATCATCAGGGTTATTTAATAATTTTTTGTATTCTTCGTCGTTCATTTTACAAACCTTGTTTTATATGATTAGTCTTTCTTTTTTATATTATTTTTGATACATTCTATTGACAGAACTAAGATTGTCAAGTAATATAGCAACTGTAGACAACAACGAGGATTTAAAGATGAAACTAAAAGAATTAAAAGACTTAATATCTAAAATTGAAAAAGAAAACGGCAACAATCTCGACGATTGCGAAGTGTTTATTTCAGACAGCGACCATACATTGATGGAATTAGAAAACGCCATTATTGGGCACCATCCCCTTAGTACTATAGAAAAACAAATATACTTAACAGTTGATTGATAATTATAAGGATTGATAAATGAGTAGTAATTTAACTAAAATTGATAAAAAGCAGTTGTTGCAAATATTGAAAAAGCATGAATTGTGGCTAAATAATGATGAAAACGGAGAAGAGGCTGATTTTGGTAATATTGATGTCGATGAGTCGTCAATTGGTGAAATGTACGGAAAATGTTTTAAATCTTTCGGTTGCAAAAGTTGCAGTGAATAAAATGAACAACTACTATAAAGGAATGATAACTATGAATATAGATAAAGAAAAACTACTAAGAGTAGCAACAATAATTTCATGCACTGCTATTGAGAATTTTATAAAAAAAACAGATTTAGATTCTTACACTGTGATAGTAAATAAATTGCCACACGAAAGAACTGATATTGTTTCTAATCATGCATTAGCAGTATATAAAGTGTTAAGCGAAAATGAAAAGGCGCTAGATAAACTTATAAACAACATAAACGAAAGTGCCGTATTTCATTAATTCAATATAGGAAAATAAAAGTGAACAATTGGATAAAAGTAAGCGATAGGCTTCCTGATATAGATGAAAAAGTTTTAACGTTGCATGGTGAGAGTATAGATATGTTACGTTATGACGGATACAAATGGCGTCAGGGTTATGATATATTCACTCCACCATCACATTGGCAGCCATTACCAGATTTACCTAATAGAAATTAACTAGAACTTACAATTAGTTTTGCTGATCTTAAGAAAAAATAAATTAAGTGGTTGTTTCCAAAATAAAAATAACCACTAACGATTAATCTGCGCCACTATCTGAGTTCTTACATAGTTTATCGTGTTCTTTGCATCGTTCTTGATAGCTTTAATTAAAAAAGGTCGTGGTGCCATTTTAACAGTGCCTAGCTCCAAGTATTTAGAATACTTAACTATGTTACCAAATTCTAAAATATTTGAACTGTGCGCTCTGAAATCAGTACCGTCGCGCAGCTTTCTTGTTATATTAGCTGGTGCTTCTCCTGCCGCTGATGCTTGGTGTAGACGCCTTTTTTTTAGACGTCTACCTTGTGAGCCTACATAAACCCAATACAATCGACCTGTCTTAGGGGGTGAGTTAATCAGCCTTTTTGCTTCTCTAACTAATGACTTGCCCGCTAAGTAAAAACCGTAGCGAATACCTTTATTATTCAATTTACCAAGGCGTTCAATTCTAGGCGCGTTCGAGTCAAACTTAGGGCTGATATAAATCATATAAAGTTTACCTCTTTAGTTGTGGTACCGCGCTCGCGTGATTC